CGGCCAGTTTCAATATCAGCAACTGGATCCGAATTAGCAAAATCATTCCAACGATCGGAACCTGACAAAGTTCTATTTTGTGTCAGATTCGCTGTTGATCTTAGGTAATCAGCAACTTCTTTCTCATATCCTAAGAGCAATTTATCAGAAACGTTTGAAGTAGCATCCTCATAAGCACTCATAGGTGTTGGATATTGATCTCTCAATTTCCAAGGAATACCTTCTTCAAGAGAATGTTCAATGATAGGACCGTAGGTAGCTTGCACCAATCCGTAGTCAACTCTTTTTGCTCTGGCAATACCAGCACGTGTTGAGTCTTCAATTCTAAAGGCAGATTTATCAAATTTAAAATAAATACCGTTCTCTTTTTCAACCTCTAAAGTAGGAAGTACCAAGTTAGCAATCATCTGTTGATTTTGGTATCCAACAGACATATTTGTTAGTAACGGGTCGACATGGTAATCTACTTGATTAGGCATTTTAGTATATTATAAAATTTTAATAACTTACAAATTAGTTAACAGTTACAAACTTACGATTGCAAGGTTCATATTCAAAAACATCATTAGTATCAGCGGCCTGCAAAGCTCTTCCAAAAACTTCATCACCAGGAGTCGTGGTCGCGACTGCTTTTCCAGCTGAGTCAGATGTTAAATCTGCACCGGCTGTGATAGATCCGCCAGCTTTTACTTTAGCAGTAGCTCCACCGTGTCTCATAGCAACTTCCGCAACTTCGCCGATTTTAGGAGCATTGCAAAGTGTACCGATTATAAAACTGGTAGCAGCAGCGCAAAGATCGACTTTCGTCTCATCGGTATCAAGCTTGACAATAAAAAATTGTTTAGCTGATAAATCAACCTTGGCTGTATAATTTCTTCTTGGACCATCTACTGTGACTGACATATTTTTTTAGTTTATAAAATTTTAACTATTATCTAATTCTGCTTGATATTTATTTGCTAAATCCGGAAACTCTTTCAAAACTTTCGAGGTGGCATCGGCATTTGACAATTTGTCATCTGCTTTTCTTGCCTCTACTATCTTTATATCAATCTGTTCTTTTGCTGTCAAGCCCATTTGACCGGCTTCACCTTTTTCCCCGGCAATTTTGATGTCAGGCAAAGCGGTAACAATTTCATAAAAAGCCTTTTTCTGTTCCTCTGAACACTTCATTACGAAAGCGACAACTGCATCCTTAGACTTAGGCAAAATCTTTCCACCTTTGTCATTAGCAATAAAAGCTGTGATTTCTTTTTCTGTCGCAACCTGTCGCAATTGTTCTTGAGCCTTAACATTCTCTTCTTTAGCTTTTCTTAAGTCTGCAAGTTCAGAAGCTTTGATAGTAACGTTTTCCTTTGCAAGTTTATCAGCAGCAATTTTATCATCAGCTTTTTTCTTATCATCAGCAATCTTTTTATCACTGGCTTCCTTGACAATTTTGTCAGCCTCTGCCTTTTCTGTCGCAATTTGAGTTTTTTGAGTCTCATCAAATTCTTTTTCGTGAGCAACTAAAAATTTAACTTCCTCTTCTGTTCTTTCCGAAGCTTTCTTTGACAAAATATCTTTGATGTTCATAGAATCATTTTTATTTATAACTTTTATATCACTACTTAACATTATCGTTATAGTTTTTTCATTTGTCAAGTCCTTTGTTATTTTTCCTGCCTGATCAGATGCAACCAGCATATCGAGCTCTTTAAAAAGCGGTCGGTTAGTAAGTGACCCGGCAATAAGCACCGGACCGTGACGAGAACCGTACTCAGGATCCACATAGTCAAAAGACCACTCAGGCGAAAACAATCTATACTCTTTATTTTTTAGCAATTGCTCACCGTAAGGAGTCCACTCGACAGAAGCCCAAAGTCCGGTAGATCCGTACTCAAGTTCATTGATCCACCCGGCAGCCTTGCCACCGTCGTGATCAACGTCAATAGGTACCATCTTACGAACACCAGCCTGAAAGTTTGAAACCATCTGTTGAAGTATGGCTGGAGTGACTGACATCGGCCCGTAATTATTAGTATTCCAATTGCCAACCGGTAACACCTCAATCTTCTTCGGAAGCTTACCCTCAGAAGCCACGATGTTAATAACTGACCTGAACGTGTGACCTTTCATCGCCTCCGATGTTAGAAAATTATCATTGTGTGGCATTTTAGAATTTAGGAAAACTTATACCAACATTCCAACCAAAAAGAATCTGAATCAACCAAAGCAAAAACAAAACTGCTAAAATCCCATCGATAATCTTAACCGCCGTGATCTCTCTCGGTGGTCTACCGATTTTTGCCTCACTTATAAACGGCAACATACTAACGATCCAGAAAGTAATAAAGACAACCAACGCTAAAATTAAAAGATTTAATAACATAAATTTAGTATATCACAAAATAGGAAGTGTCAATAGTAGGTGGACGTGGCCAGAGTCGAACTGGCGTCTCCTTGCGGATCGAACCGTTACACGCCCAGGTTTACCCAGATACCGAGCAACCTGCATAGATTATAGCAGAATCCCCCACTCCACTCCCCCGCTTAAGGGTGTCCACTCCTCCGAGGCTAAAAGTGCCCTCTCCTCCGCACTCCCCTACTCACTTTTTAGCCTTTTGACCCACTCCCCGGACATAGAAAGTGCCCCCTATAAAGACGTTATTGGCGTGCTGAACATTATCCTGACGGCGGTGTATCTTACCCTTTTGCCAGGCCAAATCGAATAATTGCTTTAAAGTAAGCTTTTTCTGGTTTTTAACGATAGATTCCAGGGATCTATACTTTTCCATTAGTCCTCCTCGCCCTGGAAGTAACGGACAGAGCATCGGCAGTTAGGATGGGCAGGTTCGCCCATAAATTCGCCCCCAAATAGCTTATCAATCTTTATACGACCGTCAAGAGGCAAACCCATACAAATGGCGCAAGGTGCGACCGTTGTGTGCCATTCTTTATAGCCCCAACCGATCTCCTCGGCAACTGCACGGCGACCGGAGCCAAAAGCAGCGACCGACTCAGTGCGAGCAATAGTCGAAGCGCGGTCAGGATCATCAATAATATCAAGTATCCTACCCTGGGCTTTTTCAAGTATCTCCCCATTATCGATAGACAACTTGAGCGATGACTTAATTTTATCAAGGCTCGTCTGGTTAAGACCTTTTGCAAGTTTAAGACCGTAACGGTTTATAAAATCAAGGACTGTCGGAGTATTAGCTTTCCATCCAACGTTAATCTTGGAGTCGAACTCCATAAGCATTCCCCCGGCAATGATGGCCTCCTGTAAACCAGCAGTCAAGATAACTTTAATTTTCAAAGCCTCCTCATCCCAGTCGACCAGGATCCAATCATCAATCTCAGAAGCCGTGCGGATTTTCTGGTCATACATTATCCAGGATATAAGATGAGTATTGAGCCTCAGTGCAAAATCAGCAAAATACTTCTTCATATCGCGGTCAATGGCACGGTGCGACTTCATAAGCCTGCGAAATAAGTCGGGATGCTTAAGATAATCAGAGTGAAACGGTTCGCCAGGTAGATCCTTGGCAAAAAGAATTGAGGCATGATAGGCAAGTTCAATAAGTTTTGCTTTATTTCTCATATCCATCAAGAATATTATTTATTCGATCCAACGTCTGACCAACATCCGAAGCTTTAGGAACGACAGGTGTCGCACTCGCAGCAGTTTCAGCTTTCCTTGCCGCAATTTCATTTTTTAAAGTATCAATTTTCTTTGTTAATTCATTTTTCTTATCAAATAAATCCAGTTGCATTTTAGCTGAGTCCTCCGGCGACAACTTCTCACCCTTAGCCTTTAACTCAAGCAATTTTCTGCGTGATTCATTATTAAGAGCCGTGACCTGTGTTCGAAGCCCGGCAATTTCCTTATTTTTCTTAGTAACCTCAGGGTCGGTCTTTTTACCTTTACTTTTTGAACCTTTACCACCAACACCCTTTGATCTCTTAAGAGCCTCGGATATTTTCTTTTTAGTCTCCTCGGACAATGGATGACGTGACCCAACCCCACCGGCCCCAACTAAGATATCGTAAACCTCAGAGCCGTATTCTTTCTTTACAGAACTCAAATGATTAGTAGCCATCCAAGTCTCAATCTGCTCAAAAGCCTGAGCAACGTCCATCATCGGCTGGCCATTCATATCAAACCCTGGATTGGCCGGATCCTCGGCAGGTGCTGTAGCATCAGCCTGGGTGCCATCAAGCTCGGACATCGATGAATCAAGCTCGGTCAAAATAGAATCAAACATTGTAAGGTCAACGTCAGTTTTTCCATCATTGGCCGGCAGATCCATAACGTCCCGGATATACTTTTCATCAGCAGAGTTAGGAGTAAACAACCCAGACTGCTGGAGCCTTTGTAAAGAAGTCGTGAAAATGTTTTGATCAACGCTCCCGATCTTATCAAACTTAATCTTCGGATATTTTTCAACATCAAAATTATAGTCAACAAGTTTTTTAATAAGATAACGATTTATATTATCGGCAATATAGTTGGCAATAGACTCAAGGCACAATATAAAAAGCCTCGACTGATCATTGGACAAAGCATACGATCCGACTGAAGTAGACCCAAGCGATAAAAACTGAGCCAGGACATTCAAAGTTATAGCCCGATCGTGGTGCTGGATATAAGAGTCGAGGTTTTTAGTAGATCCACCTTTCATATCCATAATGTCAACCGTCCAGCCAGTCGGAACTATCATAAAAGCTTTCTCATTGGTGCGCAGGTTTTCCAATTTCTCGGCCATATCGTCCTCGTCTTTTTTTAGTGTACCAGTAGGTTTTGTAGCAATAGGAACTCCGACCGACTGACGTTCAGCCCCGATATTTTGAAAGCGATACATTGCCCTTTTTAAATCCCAATGCATCCAGGCCGAGCGAAGTAATGACACACCCTCCCAGTTCTCGCCCTCTTTCTGATTGACAAATATGATCATTTTATCCATCGGGATCTCAAATCGCCCGTTGACCGTTTGCTGTATAACACCGTTATCTCCATTAAGAAGTCTCCACGCATAAATTGAATCAGGTCGGCGAGGCGAAAGTTTACGAAGCCCAATCATCCCGTCATCCCGGAACTC